TTGAATCAATAGAAAAGTATGTGATATTTGCTACTGAATTTGCAGAAGGATTCAAACTACCGACAACTGCATTTGCACCAGTTGCATTAGTGATGTTGATTAATGTATTGGGAAAGTTTGTATAACCATAACCACCATTAGTCACAAGAATATTTTGAATTGAACCTGACGTAACTGTACCAACTTCTGCTGTTGCGCCAACTGGTTTTGCAGTATTTGGATTCAAACCACCATAAACAATAACAGGATCACCAGGTTGATACAACGTGCCACGATAATTTGGATTGATTGTGATTTGGCTAATTTGGCCAACAATCTTTGCAGTCAATGTTTCTGCATTGGCTGTACCCGCAGGAACTTGTTTACCATTCTTAAAATATACTGGTTGATTGTTTGAATCAACAACTGTAACATCTTCACCAGATTGGAAAAGGCGTTCAATATTTGAAATAAAGACTTCTGTTTTTGTTCCAGATAGTACAGAATTTTCTACTGTTGCTATAGACTTAGATGAAAGACCAAACAATCTAAGATTGTTAATGGCTAAAAAGTTTTCATCTACTGTAGCAAGTCTAACACTTCTAGGCACATACCAAGTACCAGCAGAAGCTTTAAGAACTGAATCACCAGTTACATAATAGTCAAAATCTGAATTAAATAAGACTCTGAATAGGAACTGATATGATGCAGGAGTACCCTTAGATTGGTACAACTGTTTTGCAATTTTAATGACTTTGCTTTTATCCGAAAGAATATCTTTTGGAAAATATGACATGAAGTCATTGACAAAGTAATCTAGAAATTCAGTCGTGGTTGTATCCACGTCCATGTATGTCAATAGACTCTTTGTGAAATCTAATGTGTTACCACTTTGTTCCATCCATTCATAGTAAGCCTGAATAAAGAGAACAAAATTGGCGTAATTTGGATCCTCACCAATAAACTTTGGTAATTGGTACGGTACCAGTAACGATGTTTTTTGATTACTTTGTATCATTCTTAACTACTAATTTTTTGCATTGACCGTAACACTTACCGCTGCTGGATCATATGGATCTATTGTAATGATTCTATTGAATGTTGATGATATAATTGTCGTTGTTGGTACTGTTGAAATCGTCAGTTGACCTAATCCGTTGTCAATGTTGACAGGATTAAAGTTTGTTAATGTAATAATACCGTTTGTATAATCAATTGTTCCTGCGTTAGCATTTAGAATTGTTTTAACATTTAGTGTATTGTTATAATATGTTCTCAATGTACCAATTTGGCCTTGCAACTTAACAATCAATGCACCGTTTGTACCAGTTGTATCATTAGGTGCAGGAACAACATTTGCAATTGCATTTGTATAATCTTTTCCTGCGCTTGTTATTGTGATTGAAGATATACTTCCATTCACAATTGTTGCTGTTGCTGTTGCACCAGTTCCATCGCCTACGATGTTGATTGTAGGCACATACTGATAGTTAAAACCAGGATTCAATATAGAAATAGAATCAACACCACCAGCAGAAGAAGGAATTTCTTCAATGAAAACACCATCAATGATACTAGCATTGTTAGCTGGGTCAACAAATTGCATAGCTGGGGTACTTGATACACCACTTTGGAACATACCTTTTTGTAATGAACTGTTGTAGTACAATGTGTATGTCTCAGAAGTTCCTAACGTTGGATAGAATTTCTTTTGTATATTTAATTTGAAATCACTTGTTATAATAGATGGATCATAGTTATTGATTGTACTCAACACATCATATGAACTGAATGTAGAGTTGAATGTATTCAAATTATTAGCTGCATAACCATAAATTGCTTGTTGAATGCCAGTCTTCAATGCAGATGGCGTCATTGAAGTTTGAGATTGGTTAAACAATACATTAGACGTAACTTGAATGTATGTGTAATCTGGATCCACAATTGTTGGTTGAACAGTCAAAATACTATATGGTTTCAATACTTGATTTTGTATCAATTGTTTTTGTGTTGCAGTCAAATCATATGCACCAGTGGGCTTTAATGAGATGAACACTTGACCGTAAACTGGTGGATTGTTTTCTTCTCCGCCCCATACAGATACTGCATCAAATCCAATACCTAAATTGTTTTGTTGCAACAATGTAATATAATCATTCTTTGTAACTGCACGGCCTTGTGATGCAAAGGCTTTAGGCGCCTGAAATTTGATAGAGTCAATACTTTCTTTATCTTCACCTTGTGTAGCTGCAATATAAGGAGTAATAGTAACTGAAGTGTAAGGTGCAAATTGTGTCATCAAGGTGAAAGCATTTGCTAAACCACCAGATGTACCTTTTGTAGAAACATAAGATATTTTAACAACATTACCATCACTCAACTTTTGTCCTAAAATGCCATCACCAAAATAGATTTGATAGTTTCCATCAGTTGCTTCTTGTATGAAGTACACCGGATCAGTTGGTGTCAACTCTAAGTAATTTGTTGTTGAATAGAATACTTGATATGCCGAATTAGATACTGATTGTTGGACTGTAACCTGTAGTGTTGAGGTATCAATATTAGGATCAGGTATTTCAAAAATGTATTTTGGATTTGTTGTACTGTTGACAGTAAACGTATAATTTTGTACTGTACCTTGTTTGATTTCAATACCAGTAAATGAAGCTACATTGGATGTAACTGGCACAGTTGTTTCGTTCAATGTAACATAGTTATAGTTTACATTGTTGATGGCTTCAGAACGAAAGTTTGTGTATTGTGGTAGTGTATACGTTGATGTTGTGATGCCTGTAAATCTTAAATTAATAACAGCTACAGGTCCAACTGCTGAACGTGGAACATAATTTAGCAATTTAGCATGAGAAACCACAGAAGAACGTTGTAATGCAGAGTCCAAAAACATCTCATTGGCCACCATGTTCAAGTAAAAAGCATTATATTGTGTATTATATGCAAGAACGTCTAACAACGTAGATAGTGCAGAACCTGAGAAGTTATAGTCTTTGAAGGTATCTTGTGTTTGCAGATAATTGATAAAGTTTTGCTTAATGCCACTAAAATCTAGGCTAGCAACTTGAATATTCGTATTAGATGCCATTATCTGGACCTTTGAAGAAGAAGATTAACATTCGTTGGCGTAGTATTATTTCCAATAAAAAAGGTCAAAAAGACATCAAAACCATTTCTGTCAGGTGTAAATTGAACGTTTACATTATTGATTTTAGCTCTAGGTTCAAAATTTGTTATCGTGTTTCTGATTTCGTCTGCTAAAATACTTGATGTGACGTTTGTAGCAGGTTCAAATAACAATCCAGATAGGTTAGAACCTAGATTTGGTTGAAATGGTCTCTCATAAAAGTTAGTCAATAATAGATTTCTTACAGAAGCTATAACCGCCTGGTCGTCATAACGTAAGGCAACATCTTTGGTTACCGGTAACGCTTTGAACGTTAAGTCTATGTCGGAGTAGATTTTCTGTAAATTTGCCATCTGATATTTATGAGTTCAAATTGGCAAGAAGTGATGGAGAACCAATGTAATTGTTCAAAAGAAAGTTTTGCGACTGTCCAAGATTATTAAATTGACTCAAAACACCATATTGTTGCACTAAATTTGACGAATTTTGAAAGAATTGAGAATCTTGTTGTGGATAATATGTCATTACAAAGTTGATTGTGGATACCACATTCTGCAAAGCTTGTGCATTTGCCGTACTAACGTTTGTTGTGTAATATGTTGTTCCTTCACCTTCACCATACGTAATAGTGTGTGCAGTTAATGAATTTGCTAAAATATTAGTAAAATAAGTCATCGTGCTATATAAATTGGCTAATGTATTGCCTAATGTAACACTTGAGAAGTTACCCATAATAACAGATGTATTTGCAACTCCATCAGTTTGACTTGTGATGTAGGACAACATTTTACCTTGTGCAGTAGCAGTCGTGTAATGTGGTGTTGTGAGGTCAGAATCAGGAGGAGTCACATTCGATTGCTTATTTGTTATGTACAAATAAGAATTGGCTGTATTGGATGACAATATAGTAGATGTTGAGTAAACATTTGCTACTGCAACATTTACTGAGTCATTTGGTGGACTAGCAAATAAGCCATTTGTTAAAGATACCAATGTGTTGGATGTGTCCCAAATTTCTTGTGCAACATTAGCTACAGGATTAACAAAGAAGTTACTAACCGTATTACTAGCTAAAGCATTAGCCTGCCATGGCCTCAATAATGATGGCAGTATTGTCATTTGTGTATTTACATTACTGGTGTATGATTGAGACAAAGCATTGGTATGTGGATCATCAGAATTAAATCCTAATCTTGCGTAGACGCTTCCCATAATATATTAAACTCCTATTTCTTCTGGTACTGGAGGTCCAGTTGGACCTTTTGGTGATACATGTATATGTGAATTATGTAGGTTCAAGTTAACAGTATCATATGCCCAAACTGCACTCATTACACCAAATGTTCCTAAAGGAGCAGCAACTTCTGCTACCGCAGTAACGCTACCTGGTGTTGCAATAGGAATACCAGCAGAAAAACCACCTAAAACTGTAACAAAACCACTTAATCCT